CTTACTACCCAACATTTTAAAAACAGCATCAAGTGCTTTTTGAGTTTTAGGTGTTGTTTTTTTTTCTTTGTCACCCGACTTTTTATTCTTTTCTCTACGAGCAAGTATCTTAGCTTTAGCATTAGCTTTGTCTTCTTTAACCATCTCAGCGTATGTTTTTCCCACCTTAAACTCTCCTTAGTAATTTTTTAGCGTTACGTGTTCTCTTAAAAGAACGATTAGCAGTTTTAGATGCTACAGATAGATTGCCTGTTCTGTTGTCTCTAGGGTTGCCATTTTTATGGTGGACATCTTTACCTGCCACCTTGGCAGTTCCCCCAGCTTTCATTACGATTTTACGAGCTTGA